CTAGCGTCAAACCCTACAAGTTTGTACCCCGGCCTTGCAATCCAGCACTGTCGGCATTCTTTGCCATACGGTGAGTAGCTTGCAGGCACTTGGGCCAAGTTAGGTTTAGAATGTGTCATGCGACCAGTGACAGCACCGTTGGTGTTAACATAACCATGTACTCTGTCTGTGTCTGGGTCAGCTTCATCTACCCATGACTGCACTTGAGCCACACGCTTTTGTAACATCAGGTACTCAGCTATCAACGCTGCCTGTGGTATGTCCTTGACAGTAGACAGCACTGCTTCATCTACCATTGGTTGACCTGTGGGCGTTAGCTTGCAAGGTTCCCATCCAAAGTCCATTAGATACTCACCTATCTGCTGTCTTGAGCCAAGGTTAAATGGCTTCAAGGCTCTACGCATAAAGGGAGTCCTGTCACCGGACTGTTGTACCTTCTGGTATTCTTCGTCAGTGAGTCCAACTTTAGACAGGCTGCCGTCCTTCTTGGTCTTTGGCACTACCTGTTTAACGTCCACCCACTTAGGTTTGAATACCTTATGTACTTCATCCTCAACCACCAGCTTGCGCTCCTTCAAGGTAGCCAGTAAGTCCATAGCATGTCGCATGTCCAAGAGCCAACCATTGCGTATCTGCTCTTGAGTTATCCACTGCACTTCATGTTCAAGGTCAATGGACTCTGGGCTAAAGTCACGTAGCTCTAGCTTCATCTTGTTGTATGCCTTAGCTGTCACACGGACATCTTGGATACAATAAGCAATCATCTCAGGAGACAGGCATGTCCAGTCACTGTGGTCGCCTTTAGGGAAGCCTAGTATCTCACCCCAGTTAGACAGTCTGTGACCGCCTTCCCGTTGTGGGTTAGCTAGTCTGGACATAACCAAAGTGTCCTGTACCCTGCTCTTGTCCACTGTGATGTCCCACAGCTTCTCTAACACTGGAATGTCAAAGCCTATGAGGTTATGGCCTACCACTGGGAAGTCACCTTCCAAGGTTGCAGCTAGGCTGTCCTTGTCGTAGTGCTCCAGTACATTATCGTCCTGCATGGTCACTGCCAGCCAGATGGTATCAGGGTCTAGGCCATTTGTTTCTATGTCTAGGAACATTGGTTTATAGGGCACTGTCTACATCCTTTGGCTTACTTGTCTCTGACATTCTACCAGTAAAGTTATCATATTTCAGATAACAACAAGCACCAGTCAAACCTGAGTAACGGTTCTTGAGGATACGCACCGTAGTTGTATTCCTTTTCTCCATATTCTCATCTTGCTGGTCACGCTCCAAGCCAATGACCATGTCGGATAGCTGTGCAATAGCCTGTGAGCCTCTTAGTTCACTTAGACTTATCTGACCTCCATCCTCATGCGCTTTGCCTTGGGTTCTCTTTAGGTGAGAAACAAGAAACAAGCCTATGCCTAACTCCTGCACCAGTGACCGTAGCTTGGTCATGATAGCATCAATGGCCTTACGCTCATCACCATTGTCCTGTGCTGACACAACGATGGATAGGTGGTCTAGGATGATCCACTTGCAGTCCAAAGCCTTAGCCATGTACCTAACCCTAGCTAACAGATTGTCCTCACTGGTACTACCCCAGTGGTCAAACAAGTAGTACCTACCTGTGCCAAGGGTATCCTCCCAGTAAGGAAACGCTAACTCTGGGTCTAGGTCTTCCTCAAGGTGCAAAGGGCAGTCTGCTTCCACTGACATGATGCCCAGTGCTGTCCTTGCTACATCTTCCTCCAAGGCTAGGATGCCAATGTTGTCCTCCGTTGCCCTTAGCAGGTAATGCTCTAGCTCCCGCACCATCTGACTCTTGCCCATACCTGAGCCTGACGTTATCGTCACTAGCTCGTATGGTCTAAAGCCTTTGGTGTAGGTGTTGAGTCCCTGCCAAGGATACGGTATGGACTTGACCTTAATCTTGTTGGTCAAGGCATCCCATGTATCACTACCTTGGATGATGCCATCAGGCTGGTAAACCTTGGCATTCCACCATGCGGAAGTAAACTCCCGTACCTTGTTAGCCAACAACATCTCGTTGGCATCCTTCATAGGTAGCTTGGCTATCTTTAGCTTGCTTGGTGAGAACAAGTCCTTGATGTCATCTACGGCTTGCTGTCCTGCCTTGTCTGTGTCAAAGCAGACCACCACGTTATCGTAGCCTTCCAAAAAATCTAGGTTCTCTTTTATTTCCTTAGCTGCTGAGGATGCACCATTGCGTAAAGAGACTACGTCCCACTTACGTTCAAACATCTCAGACACACTAAGGGCATCTATCTCACCTTCTGTGATGGTGATGTATTTACCCTTACCTTTGCACGTTTGCTGACCAAAGAGACCTACATTCGTGGTCATGTCACCTGTCGCATGGAAGTCTTTATTCTTCACATGGCGAACCTTGGTGGCCTTTAGTTCGTCACTGTCTGTGCTGTAGTACGGATAAATGTGCTTGGCTATCTCACCGGCTGCATTGTACTCAACCATGACACTGTATTTCCTACAAGTCTCTTGGCTAATCCTTCTGTCCGGTATAGCTGCTATGACCCCTGATGATGTCATATCTTCTAATGGCCTCCTTGGTTGGGGCTGTAGTGTTACTACATTGCCATTTGAATGTTCGTGATGATCGCATAGGTTTGAGAAGCAATGCGCTGACCCGCTGCTATAACGGGCCAGTGCATCTTTAGAGCCACACTTAGGGCATGGCTCATGCCTTACAAACGGATCATCTTTGCTATGCCTATAGGTCTGCATCAATCCCACTGCTGTCTTCCGCTACTTCTACTACCCTGATTGCATTTAGGTAGGTTGGAGTACCGTGGACTGGGTGAGGCGTACCTGTCTTGTAGCTAAGGCGCACCACAGAACCCCGTGGAATGTTACCAACAAAGGGCTGGTCATTAGCGTCAATGACCTTTACGTTAAACTTACTGGCAAACTTACGCTGTTTGTTACCATCGTAGTCCTTTAGCTTTACACCTTGCTCGGACAAGATCTGTGCGTTCTCATCGTCTAAGGTTACAGTTAGGGTATACCTCCCTGTATCCTGTCCGTTATACACCTCTGTGCTGTCCAAGTGAGCAAACGCTGCTTTACCACTTACTACTGCCATATCAATTACCTCTAAGGTTTAGTTAAGTTTACTAAAGTAAACTAAAGAATAATCATAATGATTAACATAATGTTATCCCTTAGCCTCTTTAGAGTACTAGTGTACCATGAAATACACTAATCTTGTGGAGAATCAACATGAAAATTTCTCATGTTCCTTGGTGATCCTCATTATTCCTTCCACATGCTCAATGAAGTCTTGTGCTTCTGTGTCCCTGACTTGCTTCTGGTCTGGAAACCTTGCCTTCAATTCCTCCACGCTGCAAGGGTGACATAAATCACCTTTGTCAAGGTCAGTTTGTAGCGTATCACATGCTTTACAGCGCATTAGTGTACCTCCTGGGACTCAGTGCCTACCAATTGCGCGTATAAGGCCTCTAAATCGCCCGTAGAGCGGTTTTCTAGGTCATCATGTAGGTAAGCACTACACATTGCTAACATCTCTGATACGGCCATTACGTTAAGCCTGTACTCGCTCAAGGTTTGCACTATCATGTCGCGCCTTTGCTGCTCTGGGTCTGGTTCGTTACTGTCCGTAACATCTTCTTCGTAGTATGTTGTACTCATTTGCTATACACCTCAGTTAGCCCCCGCCAATCATTAATAGTCAACTGCGCCATTCGCCTATTGTGTGCTATGTACCACGAACGCTTGCCAAAGTGATAACCTGTGAAGCACCGGCCCACTGAAATTCCGTACCTTGTTTTTTTCTTTCTCAATCTGTAAATCATCTTCTTAGCTCCTAGTTCTTGTTTATCTTGAATACATATACATCTTTCTTGCTTGGGTGCATGTACAGGCTGTAGCGCCCTTTGCAGTAAGCAAAAGCGGCAGATTGCACGTTAGCTCTTTTGGACTTCTCCACTAAAAACCATTCACCTTGACGCATCCCTTGCATCAGTGGTTTCCAAGTCCCTTGGTTGCGTCGGTACAATTGCTTGGGTGCTGGCGTGTTTGCTATTTTGTAAAACTTCATTTTTAGTTCCCTTCTTTTGGTTTTGGTGTTGGTTTAGTTTACTTCTTCTTCCCACTGGTCACATTTTTTGCAGTACATACCGCCTCCGTATTGTAGCACGGTTCCTCGGCCCGATAAAGACTCGTATTCATCTGGTACATACTCCCACCTATGGTTACATTCCTGTAGCGTTGGCCGCCTACTAGCATCAGCCAAAGCTCTAATCTCTGCTGCCAGTTCCAATATAGATTTTTCTTCGTTTCTCATTGTTTACCTCGTTTTTCTTTGTGTTGATTTTTTCCAGTTTGCGCGTCTAACTATATATTTAACTTGTCCAAGGGTAATGTCAAGCTCTTTGGCTATGTTTTGTTGATTTACACCTTGAAAGTATAGTTTCCGCACCCTTGGCTCCAATGGGTTAGCTGTTGGCTGGTAAAATATCTTTAGCCTTTTGTCTTGTGCTCTTATTGCTTCAATCATGTTGTCAGCCCTAGCAGGAAGGCCCACACAAGATAACCAAAGAGGACTAACGCTATACCAACGCTTGCGCGGTTTAGTGTCTGGTGTATAGCTTGCTCACGCTGTTGGTGCTCACGTTCTTCTCTACGCGATAAGGTATAGTCTGTTCTCATTGTTTCAAGTCCTTTGCTGTGAATCCATAGCGGGCCAGTGAGGTTGCCAAATGCTTTTGCAATACTTGCTCATCTGACAATGTTGCGTTTGCTTTCTTGTCAGCGTCACTATGTGCAATCTGCAAGCGGTAAGGTTCATCGCCTCCCGCTTCTTCTGTATAGATTCTGACGCTATAGAATGTGCCTCCTGCTGTTGTCACTGTTTTGATTGTTGCCAAGTCTCCAAGGCTGTTAGTTGCTGTTTTCATGGTTTATGCCTCCTCTGCTGCTTCTTCTTGTTCTAGTTTTTCTGTCACTGCTTCCATGATTAACTCATAAAGTGCCCAGAACGCAATCTGCGCCGTGAAATCGTTATAAGACTCTGGATTTATTCCACAATCAAAAATCTGTCTTTCTGCTTCGTTAAGCTCTACACCATCCAAAGCCTGCACAAACTCGTGGGCCTGTGAGTAGTAAATTACATACTCGCTATCGGCGGCTCGCTCATAAGCTATGTCATGCAGATCGTCAGTTTCCCAGTGCTCTCGCTCTGCCATAATGTCCTGCGCGATGCTGTCAACGTATTGTGCTATATCGTATCGGTTCATTTTTAGTCCTCTTTTGTTGTTGTTAAATGTTAACCACTGGCACCAGTGCCGTGTTGAAGTTTGCAGCCCGTGTACCGTGTACCGTAATGGCTACGGATTGCTTTTTACCATCACAAAGCCCGCATTGCAAGCATGATAACCCTTGGCTATCCGATAGGCATTCTATCTCGCCATCCAGTAGACTATCGCCAGCCATTGCTACCCTGAAAGTCTGGAAGCCTTGTTTCTGGTACTTGGTGGCCTGTCGTGGGCTATCGGCACTGACCATGCAAAGGGACGCAATGCGAGAATCAAAAGCCTTGTGTCTAGCTTGGTGGGTGTATCCAGTGTGGCCTATGCAAAGGTCAGTGATTGTCTGCCATACGGTAAACGGTGCCGCTGCTGGATCACCATAGGCACCCAAGCGTACCTTACGACCAGCAAACAATGAGGCATGAGCTGCCAAGTTAAAGGCTGGATATTTACCGGCTTTGTATGTCCGATATACTGCTGCCGGTGCTTGGCCTATGTTAACGTAACATGCGCCACCGGTGCTTTGCCGGTGCACACAATTGCCACATATAGAGGAATCAGCACCAACGTCTAACGCTTCCAAGGGGTGCATGTCGCTACGGATAATCCACGTTTGGATCATGTCGCCTGTTTTGACATTGGACGACTTAAGCGTAGCGATTACCGCAATGGGTGCGCCATCAAGTACGCTTGAGCCTTCATACAGTACAACACCATTGAGCTTGGGTGCTGGTTTAACTTTGATTTTTGCGCCTAGTAGTTTAGCCATTGTCTTATTTCCCCAGCCTGCGGTTAATTTCCATGTGGCAATAGTGCACTTCGTCGGCCCATCGTCCCCATGTTGGACTGCCGTGGTTTGCTTCCATAGCATTTCGGCAATCTTCTATAATGTATCGCAAGGACTCGTTGGACAATGTTTTAACCTTTGCCATGTATTCAGTGTGCCACTGTCCGCTGTTGTCTGTATATGTTGCCATTGTTACTCCTTGTTTGTTGCTGTTTGGCGTAATGCTGCCACTAATGGCCCCTGTATGCAAGGGCCATGTATGGTGCACTAGGTTAAAAGTCTCTAACCATCAAACCGCCATTATCCAAGAACAATACTAGAGTTTGGTCGTTTAAGTCGTCAAGTGTCTGGATATCATCACTGTACTGGTCGCAGGCTTCCTCCACGCTGTCATATTCTGACCATTCGCAGCATAACGCGATAACATCTAGATGGATATCTCTGCCAACGTCCTCGGAAAACTCATCTAGGTACTTAAACAAGGCATCAAAACCCCAGCGGCTGAATTGTTCGCCTCTACCGTAACTTTGAAACTCGTGGCGTAATTCGTCGCCGTTATACATTGGTGCTACTAACATGGTGTCTATCCTCGTTTCGTTTAATGTGAAGCCATGATGCCGGAGCACTAACACAAACGCAAGGATCTAAAGAGAACATAAGTTGGACACTAGTTAGACAATGGTATTTCCTTATTGGGTACTACATAAGGACACACTCTCTAGCTTTCTCAAGTACCCCTCAAGCTAACTGTTGTACTCATTAACGGAAACAACCTAGCCCCTAAGTCTAACTGTTGTACACTATTGCGCACCTAAGTCTAACCGTTAGGGTATACTGCGCCTTAGTCTAACCGTTAGGCTCTTTGGTGCGTCTAAGTCTAACTGTTGTAATCTGGGGTGCCCCTTAAACAAACTGGTGGGGCCCCTTGTGGCTCTAACTAATTATTGTAGTAGGCACTTCAGTACTCAAAAGTAGAAATTAGAAAACAATAGTAAATTATTAAAAAAGTAAGTATTCACTAACTTATGTAACCTCTTGAATACACAAGAGTTATTAAAACTTAGACTCAGTCAAGAAAATAACAGTAAAAAGTACTTGACAAATGCTTAAAAATATGCTATAATAAATAGGTATTCTTAGATAGCTTAAGGTAAATACATTATGGATAATCAAGATGATCCTCCTAAGCAACAAGATGAGCACAACGGAGTTGTTAAGCGTAAGCGGGGTAGACCTAGGAAAGATGAGGTAGTTAAAAAGACTAGTGGCTCTAGGGGTAAGGTAGGTAGACCTAAAGGGGATGCTTCAATTATCAATGAGTATAAAGCTAGAATGTTAGCTAGTCCTAAGTCTCGTAGAGTACTAGATAGTATATTTGATGCAGCACTTAATGATGACCATAAGAATCAAGCTGCTGCTTGGAAGCTAGTAATGGATCGTATGTTACCCCTAAGCTACTTTGAGAAGGATAGTGCTGGAGGTAGATCTGCGGTATCCATAACAATCTCAGGTATAGGTAATGGCTCAGTAGAAACTGATGTTACACCTAGTAATGAACCTATTGAAGGAGACTACACAAACAATGACGTTTAAGTACTTCACTAGGGAAGAATTTGCTTGTAAAGCTACAGGTGAGAATGAAATAGAGGATGAGCTAATCTATGCTTTAGATGAGCTTAGAGAACACTGTGGCTTCCCTTTTGTAATCACAAGTGGCTATAGATCCCCTGACCATCCTATTGAGTTAAGAAAAAACACTCCCGGTACACATGCACAAGGTATTGCAGCGGACATAGCTGTATCCTCTGGGCTACAAAGGTACACTATAGTAAAGAATGCTATTAAGTTAGGCTTTACTGGTATTGGTGTAGCTGGAGGCTTTGTGCATGTAGACATTAGGGTTACTGATACACCTGTAATGTGGACGTATACCTAGCCACTGCGTGGCGCGAATAGCGGAGCTATTAGTTAGTGAGTACTAACAGAGAATACCTAAAGACCTTAGCACAGCAAGAGGATCTAAATTGGGACGGTGATCCTGATTTAGATGCTGAGTATGAATGTGAGGAAGAAAAAGACTTAGCAGCTTCGCTGCGCGCTAACAAAGTTAGCTTAGATGAGTATGTAGTCAAATACTTCTATGACTGAACTAAACATACAACTGCTTGATTGGCAAAAACAAGTCTGGGCTGACGATACTAGATTTAAGATTGTAGCTGCTGGTAGACGTACAGGTAAATCAAGACTAGCAGCTTGGATGCTGATTGTAAATGCTCTACAGGCAGACAAAGGCCATGTGTTCTATGTAGCTCCAACACAGGGACAGGCCAGAGACATCATGTGGCAGACACTATTGGAGCTGGCGCACCCTGTTGTAACCTCTAGTCACATTAACAACCTACAGATTAAGCTAGTCAACGGTGCAACCATCAGCCTCAAAGGTGCTGATAGACCTGAGACTATGCGTGGTGTATCACTAAAGTTCCTAGTGATGGACGAGTACGCCGACATGAAGCCAGAGGTCTTTGAGCAAATCCTTAGACCTGCATTGGCTGACCAAAAGGGTGCTGCATTGTTTATTGGTACACCTATGGGTCGTAATCACTTCTATGACCTGTACAAGTACGCAGAGCTAGAGGACGATGAGTCCTATGCAGCATGGCACTTTACAAGTTATGACAATGAGCTGTTAGACCCAGAGGAAATTGACCTAGCTAAAAAGTCTATGTCATCCTATGCCTTCCGTCAAGAGTTTATGGCATCCTTTGAAGCTAGAGGCTCAGAGATGTTCAAAGAGGACTGGGTTAAGTTTGGTGAGACACCAGAGGTAGGTGATTACTACATAAGCATTGACTTAGCTGGCTTTGAGGACGTAAGTAAAAAGAGAACTAAAAACTCTAAGCTGGATGAATCAGCTATTGCTGTTGTAAAAGTAAATGAAAACGGATGGCACCTAGAGAACATCATACATGGTCGCTGGGACTTAGCGGAGACAGCTAGGAAGATATTTGAGGCTGTTAGAGACTACAGGCCCATCAGTGTAGGCATAGAGCGTGGTATCTCTAAGCAAGCTGTTATGTCTCCCCTAATGGACTTAATGAAGCAACGTGGTAGGTTCTTTGTTGTAGAAGAGCTAACTCACGGCAACCGTAAGAAAACAGATAGAATCATGTGGGCCTTACAGGGTAGATTTGAAAACGGTCAGATTACCTTGGGCAAGGGTGAATGGAACAGTAGATTCTTAGACCAATTGTTTCAGTTTCCAGATGTACTAACACATGATGACCTTGTGGATGCCTTTGCGTACACAGACCAACTGGCTAAAGTAGCCTACTCATACGACTTTGAGATTGATGATCTTGAGGTCTTGGACGTTGTAACAGGATATTAACATGCCCAGAAAAGGATTGTATGCCAACATTCATGCCAAACGTAAGCGCATCAAGGCCGGTAGTGGCGAAACAATGCGTAAACCCGGTTCTAAAGGCGCTCCTACCGCCAAAGCATTCAAAAAAGCAGCCAAA